AATTATCTTTATCTGATATTTTTGTTGAGTCTTTAATGAATACTTTATCTTCCATTAAAGATTTAACTTCATACCATTTATTAGTTGATGATGTAAATTCTGATGATGTTGGATTTGACCCGAACGATGTACCTTCTTTATGTATAACCGACACAATACCTAATACGTTTTGTTCAGGTAAATAAAGTTTCAAGAAAGGTTTCTGATCTAATTCAGTTACAACTCTTCTATATATCCTTGAGACTCCGTTTACGACCGCTTCTCTCTTAGTAATGGTATATGACACTAATTTATTGTTACCGTCGAAATTAGGTATCTTTAAACGATTTGGTTCACCTTTATTGTTAAATGGATTAGAGAAATCAATATCTTCTAATGTTTCAAAAATCTGACCTCCTCCTGATATCTGAGCTCCCGCCTTTAATAGACCCAAGTATTCAGTTTTCTCCTTATCACCCGCCACTGGTACATTTATTGAAAAGTCACATAAGGCAACTGAGGGTCTGTTTCCAGGTATTCTTAAACCATATGTTTTGGCAATATGAAAAAGAGATTGTCTCTGTTGAGCGAAATCTAACATTGTTTCTTGCCATACTCTATCAATATGGAAGTGTAGATTATCCGCCACAGCCGCGTTCAAGTCTAATAACACAGAAAATATAGATGCGTCATTAGTATTTTTTATTAAATCTGGATAGTAATCATTTGTTAGATTTACTAACTCTTGTCTTAATCCCGCAAAATCTCTAGTTGCGTATGATATTTTTTTAGCCATTTTATATGTTTATAATTACAAAGTCGGATGACGTAAATGATCCGTTATTAACCGTGTAGTCTATTTTTACTTTTGCGGTGTATGGTTTACTTGTAGCGTCTGATACCCTAAATAACCTTTCATCCTCTTGTTGTGAATATAATTTAGTCTCTTCAGGGTCATTTTCTGCTGATACGATATTGATTGAGTTAATATCTAAATTTGGAATGTATTTTTTAACGCTTTCTCTTATTTCGTCTTCAATTAAACCAAAGGTAACAACGTCATTTTGGTCAAAGATGTATTCGTACAATCTAGTTCCAAAATCGGGTAAATAATATCTACTACCCTTTCTTGTTAATAATAAATGAATCAAATTCGCACGAACTTCTCTTTCAGGTGATTCTGTCATCCTTAAGAAGTCACCTTTTAAACTATTCCTAAATGGAAAATCTATACCGTAAGTTGCTGCCATATCAAATAAATATAAACTAATCTAAAATGGTAATAAATAAAAAATCCAGCCGAAGCTGGATTTAATGTAGTTTCCTATAATTTTACGAACCACAACCCTCACAGTCAAACGGAGAGTCTATTGGTTTATCTGATGTCATTACGACTTCAGGTGTTCTTTCACTAATTAATGTATTATTAGTTGGTACTTCCACATTGTTTATAGATGACGTTTGTTCAATTGGTTTCGACACTGACGTATCAACTCCTAAACCTTTAATTGCGTCTACCGCCGCCCTTGTTCTCAAATAGTACATACCCGTTTTTAACCCTAATTTCCAACCAAATAAATGAGCCGCCAATAATTTAGGTTTAGTTGCATTATCAACAAATAGGTTTAAAGATTGTGATTGGTCAATAAATATACTTCTATTTGCTGCCATTTGTAAAACACGTTTTTGAGACATTTCCCAAACTGTTTTATAAACCTCTTTCATTTCAGTAGGAATTTCAGGAATGTTTTGAACTGACCCATTCTCCATAATTAACTTATTCTTAATGGTATCACTCCACAATCCTATTTTTAATAAATCATTAACTAGATGTTTATTAATCATAATGAACTCTCCACTTAATGTTCTACGAGAATATAAGTTGGTTGTGAATGGTTCGAACGCTTCATTGTTTCCTAAAATTTGTGCAGTTGATGCTGTTGGCATTGGTGCGACTAATAATGAATTTCTAACACCATAGTTTACCACTTCTTTTCTTAGAGATTTCCAATCCCAACGACCTGATAAATCTTTATCTTTTTTACCCCACATTTCAAATTGGAAAACACCTTTTTCAATTGGTGATCCTGCTATTGATTCATATGGTCCAAACTCTTTAGATAAATCTTTAGAAGATGTCATTGCCGCAAAATATATTGTTTCAAAAATATCTGTTTGTAATTTATCCGCATCTTCACTTTCGAACGGTAAACCCAACATACAGAACACATCTGCCAATCCTTGAACACCAAGCCCAACTGGACGATGTTTAAAATTTGAAAGTTTGGTTTCTTGAGTTGGATAATAGTTTAAATCAATTACATTATTTAAATTCTTAACAACTTGATATGTGTACTCGTATAATAAATCGTGATTAAATTCACCATTAATAATATACTTTGGTAAAGCTATTGACGCTAAATTACAAACTGCTTGCTCTGTTGGTGAACTATATTCAATAATTTCAGTACATAAGTTTGAAGATTTGATTGTACCTAAATTCTTTTGGTTTGATTTGTAGTTAGCTGGGTCCTTATATAACATATATGGTGTTCCCGTTTCAATTTGAGCAGTAAGGATTGCATCCATTAACTTTCTCGCCTTGATTACTTTTCTTGCCTTGCCTTCTTTTTCGTACTGTTCATACAAACGAGTAAATTTCTTATCTTCTGGTGAATCGTATACATCTGATAATCCAGGTGCTTCATCAGGTGAAAATAAAGACCAATCACCATCTTGTTCAACTCTCTCCATAAATAAACCTGGAGTCCACATTGCCAAGAATAAATCTCTTGCTCTCATTTCTTCTTTACCGTGATTCTTTCTTAAATCAATAAATTCAAAAATATCCGAATGCCAAGGTTCAAGATAAACCGCAAAAGATCCCTTACGTTTTCCTCCTTGGTTAATCCAACGAGCAACTTCGTTATATGTTTTCATCATAGGTAATAAACCATCCGACTGTCCACCTGTACCTTTTATATAAGAACCTTTAGCTCGAACATCGTGAACGTGAAGTCCAATACCTCCCGCCCATTTAGAAATTTTGGCAACATCTTTAATCGTATCAAATAGACCATCAATATCGTCACCCTTATTACCAATTAAGAAACAAGAGGACATTTGTGCTCTACGTGTACCTGCATTAAATAATGTTGGAGTTGCGTGAGTATAAAAATGTTGTGATAAGTCGTCATAAATTCTTAACGCCATATCTAAATTACCTTTACAAATACCAACGGCAACTCTCATATAAAGATACTGTGGCCTTTCAACTACTCTATCTCCAATCTTTAAAAGATAAGAACGTTCTAATGTTTTATATCCAAAGTAATCAAATTCAAAATCTCTTTCTTGATGAATTGCACCATCTAAAGACTCTCTATTTTCAATTACAAATTTGTAAACACCTTCATCAATTAATGAAGATTCTTTACCTGTTTTTGGTTCAACAAAAGAATATAATTCTTTAATACATTGAGAAAACTTTTTATGTGTTGTCTTATGTAAATTAGATACCGCCAATCGACCCGATAATTTAGCATAATCAGGATGAGTGGTAACCATTGCCGCAGCTGTTTCCGCCGCTAATACATCTAACTCAGTTGTTGTTATTCCATCATATATACCTTGTGTTACTTTTAATGTAACAAATGTTGGATCAATGTATTCTAAATTTAAATCACTACAAAAAACACTTATTCTACGTGTTATTTTATCATATCTCATTTCCTCTAGGGAACCATCTCTTTTTTTTACTTTCATCTTATACTATTTTTAGAAGTCCATATCCTCGTCAAACGCGGATTCTAAATCTTCGGTTGCAACATTATTAACTCCCGCCTTTTGATATTCGGCAACTCTTTTCTCAAAGAAATTAGTTTTACCTTGTAATGCGATGTTCTGCATAAAATCAAATGGGTTTTCTGAATTGTAAACTTTAGAACAACCCAACGCCATTAATAATCTATCAGTAACAAATTCAAGATATTGAGCCATTAAATCGGAATTCATACCAATTAAACGAACTGGTAATGCTTCAAGAATAAATTCTTTCTCAATTTCCAATGCTCCACAGATAATATCTTTTATTTTCTTTTCACTTAGTTTCTTTTCAATATGGTTATTGTAAATGTGACAAGCAAAATCACAGTGTACACCTTCATCACGAGAAATTAATTCGTTTGAAAATGTTAAACCAGGCATTAATCCTCTTTTCTTTAACCAAAAAATTGAACAAAATGAACCAGAGAAGAAGATTCCCTCTACGGCCGCAAATGCCAATAATCTCTCAACAAAAGATTCTGAATTAATATATTTAAGAGCCCAATCCGCTTTTTTCTTAACGGCAGGAATTGTATCAACCGCATTGAACAAGTAATGTTGTTCATCCTTATCTTTAACCAACGTATCGATTAATAAAGAATATGTTTCACTATGAATATTTTCCATCATTATTTGGAATCCGTAGAAGAATTTAGCTTCTGTATATTGAACTTCATTAACAAAGTTCATTGCTAGATTTTCATTTACAATTCCATCAGACGCAGCAAAGAATGCTAATACGTGTTTAATAAAATGTTTTTCGTCATCATTTAATTTATTCTCCCAATCTGTAACATCTTGACCTAAATCAATTTCCTCAGCTGTCCAAAAAGACGCTTCAGATTGTTTGTAAAATTTCCATAAATCGTGATGTTCGATTGGAAAAAGGACAAAACGTCCTGGATTGTCTTGTAAGATTCTTTCCGTCATAATTTTATTATTTATTGTTAAGTAATTCTTGTCTCTTCTTAAACGCTTCCGCTGCTCTATTTGCGTTGTTTTGAGTTTTTTGTTGTTCCATACCAAGTAAGGTACTTTGTGATTCTGTATCAATAACAAGATATTCATTATTGAATTTACAGTTACTAAATACAACACCATCTTTACCAATACGAGATTTTAAAAGTGATAGGGTTGCCAAGTTTTGTTCTTTCTGTTCTAATGTCTTACCTATTGACAAAATAACGTGAGCAATTTGAGCCTTCTTAATAGAACCACCCATTTGGTCACCCGTTACTACTTCTGATGAAATTGACTCTCTATTACCTTGTGTTGCGGTCCATATTGCAATATCAAATTCACTTGTCATAGCCTCTAAAGACCTCATAACGGAACCTTCACCTTTCCACTCTTCACCATTTGTACTCTTATCTGTTGAAATACAATCAACGTAGTCGATAAGTAACAAATCCATTTTAAATCCGTCAGATTTCATCTTTCTAACGATGTTTTTTATTTGTGAAACGGTCACACTATCTGAAGGAAATTTCATTAATTTTAATGAACCTGAAGATCTCTCTTCCGCCTCTTTAACCAATCTCTTAACCTCTTCAGCGTTTGCGGGTTGGTCATCAGGAGTAATTCCTGACCAAATCGTATAATGTTTTCTTTTTATATTACCAGGGTTGTCTTCAAAGAAAATTTGAACAACATTCATCCCTTGGTTATATGCCGTGTTCGCAAATTTAGTAAGTAAGGTTGTCTTACCTGTACCAGTTGGTGCTAATACAACACCTAATTCTCCACGACCTAAACCACCTTTTAATAGTTGGTCGATACCCGCAATTCCTGTTGGGATTGGTAGTCTAAAATTATCTTCTAAAGCTTGGTCAATATTATGAAATACGTCAACCGCTTGATCATCATTAATACCGACTTGTAACGCCCTTTTAATGATTTCCTCAATCTTATTATACGATTCAAATTCACCACTTTCGATAATGTTATGAACGTTCTTAAGTTCCTTTTTTAAGTTCTGTTGTTTACAAAAATTAAGAGCGGTATCTCTAACAAATGATGTGTCTTTATCATCGTCTTTGATGTTCTGTAAAGTATCTAAATGTACTCTATTTGTGTCCTTAGTACCCGACTCTGTCATTATTTTCTGTGATAGAGTGTGGTAATCTGGTAGTTTATTATACGTAACGTATAATTCTTTGATATTTTCTACAATGTATCTAAATGAATTGTTGTCAAAATATTTACTGTCTAGAAAGTCTATGATTGCTTCTCCAAATTTTTTGTCTTCGATAACCGCTCTAATGAGTGATTGTTGAAAAGAAAATCCAAGAAAACCGAAATTTTTCTCCTGCTGCATAATTTATGATATAAGTTTATTAAAGTTGATATTGCAAATATACTGTTTCCAATTCTTCCGAAGACAAGATGTCAGTTAAATCTGACAAAACTCTCTTTAGTTTTGGGCGAATATCAACCGTATATCTAACCTTTGGATGGAAGAAATATGCGGGAAATATTCTAGAAATAAATACGTCGTCTCCGAGTTTAATTTCCAATAAAAAGTGCTCTTTTTCTTTCTCATTCTCATCTTCCACAAACTCGGAATTGAGGAAATAATTTTGATTTTCACATAGATAGTCGGAAGTTTTCATTTTCAAATCTTCACTTATTTCTTCACAAATATTTTTTACATAATAGTGAAGATCCATTGATCTACGTGCTTGCTCAACGTGGTCTTTTACGTTGAAGAATCTTTGACATACGATGTTTCCACCTAAACTAAGCAAAAACTCAAATTTTGTGATTTCTTGTTGATAGTTACTCATAATTGTTTTTAATTTTAATCGTCCTTTTATTTTTTTCTTTTCTTGTTAATCTAAGAAATGGGTTAAAGAATTTTATCCAAGCGTCATCCGATTTAGGTAACAGTTGGAATAGTCCATCCTCCATCATCATTTTCATAGTATTTTTATAAGACCTTCCTTCTGGGTCCAAATTTTCATTTATTAGTGACATAATTGTCTCTCTCGCCTCATCAGTTAAGAACGGTTCATCCAAGCTAACTATCTTTTTATTTACTTCATAGAACTCCTCACCAAATACACCGTGTTTGGTTACACCTGTTAGAAGATTTTTAATTAACCAATTATCCTTATCTTCTTCAAATAGAACATTAGTTTTACTTCTAATATCTTCAATAGTAAGGGGTAAGTTTTTAATTTCAGGAAAAAGGGTAATAAGTCTTTTAATTCCCATATTCTTAATTCCTGCAATATTATCTGATGGGTCACCGCATAACATCTTAACCAAGATTACGTTTTCAATTAGAATTTCTTCGTGATTGTAAACGATGGTGTCGTTTTTTTTGTATACTTTTTGATGTGAGGGGTTGTAAATTTGAGTTTGTTCAGAAACCAGTTGTGTTAAATCTCCGTCTCCAGAATAAATTGTTTTGTTTTCGGTTGGTGAATTTTGAGTGTAAAATGCAATACAATCGTCTGCTTCACAAAATTCAAATTCTCCTTGTCTAACAAAGACTTCTTCTAAATACTGTTTTACTCGTTGCTTTTGATATTGGTATGAATTAATTTCTTCATCACTTCTTAATCGAGATTTTCTATTCTCTTTGTATTGAGAGTAGAACTTCTTTCTTGAGTCTGAACCATTTTCTCCATCCCAAAATACTACAATTTTGTCTAAATGGTACGTCTCAAATGATCTCCTAAGAGTATTAACAAAATGGTATATTGCTCCAATATGTTTTCCTTTGTAGAAATGGTTTTTGAGACCATAAAAACCAATCGTAAGTAAATTGTCTCCATCAACGAGTAAAACCGACATTTAGTATAATTTATTCGTCATCATCTGACGAGATTTCTGCTTTGAATCCTAGTTCGCTAACATCAGCAACTTTCTCTCCGAATAGTTTACTGATATAGTCTAAATTTTCTTTTGCGTATTCTTGGATAGATATTTTTTCTTCAGCGGGTTCTTTTGCTTTCATAAATCCGTGAGGAGTTACCATTATCTTTCCATCCGCAAATCCAATACCATTAACGTGGTTCTTCATAATAGAAATTTTAGTTCTACTTGCGAAGTTTACATCACGTTTATTTCTTGTGATTTTGATTTTTGTTGTGCCCGCTCCTTTTTGGTTACCAAATAAAAATACTAAAGTTGAGTTTAACCAAATGGCCTCTCCACCTTTTGCTTTAATCTTTGGTTGTCCGAAAGGATTGTCAGGTAACTCAACCCAAGGTTGGTTAACAATGATAAGGGTGTTTGTATGAGGCTTATCTGTTCTTCTTGAACCTGAAATACGTTGGTTAATACCCATACCTATTTTATCAGCAAGAACCGAAGCATTGTGTTGTTTACCACCTTTACCTTCGAATGTCATCTTACAAGGAACAGAACCAACTGAATCCCATAAGAATAAAATATCGTGAGGAATTTCTCCTTTTTCTTGTGCCACTAATACTTCATTAATAAAATCAGTAATCTGTTCGATATAATCAAAGTCACTATTGAAGAGATAGAAATCATCTTCTTTATTGAATCCCATTAACACCGCGTGATCCCAATTCCATTTTTGTTCTGTAATAATGAACACAGGTAGAATTCCTTTCTTTTGCGCATCAACTGCCGCTTTCACAAGTGCCGTAGTTTTACCAGTATCACTATGTCCTAAGAACATATTAATGTGTCCAATTGCTGGACCTGGTATTCCTGTAGCATCTAAAAACGCGTCTCCCAAATCTAAGAAACGATCTGGTTTGTACTCCGCTTCTTTAGAGAATTTCTTCTTCATAGAAGAGAAGTCGTTTTTTTTAATTCCTGCCATAATGTTGTTTTTTTAAAAATGGGGTGGATATTTCACCACCCCGTGAATAATTTAGAACGGTAAATCTTCGTCTACTTCAGCCTCATCTTGTGGATCAACCACTGGTGTTGAAACTTTTTGTGTACCTATAGTTTCTTCATTTGAAGAATTAGAAGTCCATTTTTTTGTTTCATTATCCCAACGTGGAATTTCACCTTTAGCAACCATTTCTAAGTAGTCTTCACTTTTCTTAGAATAAACGTCTGACCAAGTCAATTCGTCTTCTAACCAAGTTTTAGATATGTTTTCATCTTCGTGTAAAGGACCCATATCTTCAGGAATTACCGAATTGATAGAAGTGTACTCTTTACCTGTACCCGCCTTAGTTAAGGTCAAAGAAATGATTAAATCACGTCCTTTTTGAGTGTCGGTAACATCACCTTTGTTTTTAAAGATTGGGAAGATTTTGTCTAAAATACCATCGCCTTTAGCGTTGTGTTTAAATCTCCAGAATTTTGGACCATCTTGTTCTTGATCACGGTCGATAACTTTTACGATGTAGAATTTACGTGAACGGTATTGACGAGCCAATTCTCTGTCTGACTCAACACCTGTCATCATCAATCCTTCGTGAACCTCATTTAATGGGGAACGTTTACCTTCTTGTTTTGGGTCATATAATTTAACCCATTTTCCATCCACCTGAACTTCGTGGAAGTACACCTCTTTAAATGGAGATGAACCGTCTGGTGTAGGAAGAATACGAATTCTTCTCTCTTCACCTTTTGAACCTTTAGGAAGTATCGTTACGAAGTACTTCTTCATTCTATCCTCTTGGGATACTCTGTTTGCATTGCCACTTGTGGCGTTCTTGTTTTTTTCGTACTGTGCTAGTACTGCATCAAATGTTGACATAATTGTTAATTTAAGTTATAAACTGTTATAGATAAAATATAGATAAAAAAAGCCGGATTACGAAATCCAGCTTAAAGTTTTTTAAAAAAAGTTTTTTGGTTTTTTATTCCAATGTTAAAAGATAAGATAATTTATTTAATTCTCCTAACATTTCGTCACGGATGTTTAATAAATCGGTATCTGATGGTTCCAATTGTTCTGACATTTGGACTAAAGATTCTCTAACAGTATTAACTAATCCCTTCATATCTAATTCTGAAAGGTTACTCAATTGAATGGTTTTAGTTTCTTCGTCCAATGTAAATCTACCATATTTTCCCATTGCAGATTCAACAAAGGTGTCGATTAAGTCACTTAATGAATCATAAAATCCACCAAACGCGTTGTGTCTAGCAAACCCTTTGGTTTGCCAATGGTTAATCTTCATTTGTATTTGTAAACCTAATAAAAAGTTTACATTAGAACTTAAATTCATTTTCTTCTTCGTCTGGGTTAAAAGATGATTTTATGGTATCTGGTGAGTAATCTTGAACGTCTTGTTTAGTTAAAACATACTCATTTTTACCAGAAGCTCTCATTTCACCTTGTTTTTGATTAAAGAATTCGTTTGGTCTTTGGTTAAACGGATATGAATCCAAAGAACGCATCTCAAGTTTTTCTTGAGGTGTTTCTGGTTTCATTTGTTGTACTTGTGCACCTAATTGGTCGATTTTAGCAACCACTTGGTCCATTTCACCTAATTTAGCTTCAAGGTCTGTTAATTTACTAAATACATCATCCATTTTGTTCAAAACAGATACGTGATCCGCTTTATTGTCATCGATGTTGTTTTTGATACTTTTAGTCATATTAACTAAATCAGTAATATCAATTTCTTCAGTACCTCCGTCCGCTGGTGCATCTCCTACTGGTGCGTCCATTGGTGGTGCCGCAGGATCAATCGGAGCAGCTGGGTCAATAGGTGCCGCAGGATCAACTGGGGCAGCTGGGTCAATAGGCGGTTCTGGAACTTCTTGTTCCATAATCATCTTAGAACCATATTTGTTGATTTGTCTATAACGCTTCAACTCGTCGTGTAATTTTTTCTCTAACATAGTTTTAATCTTGTAATAATTGTCTACCGTCGTTGGTAATATATTTTTTATTTATTCTTTCAACTATACCGTCTTTTTCTCTGATAGTATAACACTCTCCTGTTAACATATCACATTCTTCTCTTTCCATTCCATCATTAGAAACATTTCTAACTTGTTTTGGGTTTAAGAATTGATTAATACTGTCGTTCATTTTATTATTTTCCATAATTTTTAAGATATACATATAAATATCCCATAATTCTTAATATTCCTATTTAATACTAAAATAGATAACTTGTCCTTCGTGGGTATCTAATAATTTCATAAGTGATTCCGATAGAGCTATACCATAACCATTCACACTTGGTCCTATATTAACTGGTCCTTGTGCTTTAAATGGTACGTTTGTTAGTGTCCTATTTAAAGAATAGGATGGGGTTATCATCTTTTCAGTACCATTATTTGGGTTTAAAAACGTAGTTGTCCCTGTTCCAATATGGTCAGGTGTGATGTTACTTTGTAGTATAAATTTGGTTGAATAGAAATTTTCTGTTTTTGAATAATTCTTAAGTTCTTTCCAAGATAATCCACCGTTACCATCTTTATCAGTAACAACTTGATTTTTAAATCTACTAACAATAGCCATATGGGTATCTTCTGCAATTGGATACGCTTCTGATCCCATTCTCGCAACAACCGCTCTAAACCAGTCTCCACCTTTATATTTAACTTTTTGAATATATTTCTCACCATTAAATCCATTATACGGAATACCGAATGATGTAACCCCCGATTCCAATACTTGTTCTTCTCCAGGTATTTTAATTGTACCTTTATCAATAACAAAGTCACCTTTACCTGGAATCTTTAATGATTCTTCTGTGGTTACTTTTCCAGAATTTTCTGCTGCTGTTTTTGCTTTCGCCTTTGTTAGTAATCTATCAAATAATGATTTATAACTTGACACAAACGAATCTTCTGGATCAGGTAAACTTGCCTGAGGTATTCTACTTCCTTTAAATGTTGTTGTAATTGAATTATTTCTAATACTATGACTAACTTCAGTAATCCAATATGAACCACGGAACATAGGGATGTTTTTCAAATAAAAGAACATTGTTGGTTGAATCATAACATTACCCATACAAGTAACTTCACATTGATATGAAGCTTGTCTGTAATAATCAAATAATCCAATGTCAACATTATACGTTCCCGCTCCAGATTCAGATCTTGCCAAGTTTTCTAATACAACAAAAGATTCTGATGTGTTTTTAATTGTGGATTGATCTAAACTAACACCTTTAAACATACTTTGATTTTGGTCACCAAAACTAACCTCAAACGCAACCACCTTATTTGATTTGGATAAATTCTCCGTATCAAAAATTTTAGGTAACGTTACAATTAGTGGGTTGTTATTAACATCTGATATATTAAAACTATCATCACTAAATCTATAATTTTTATTCATATCCGAAGGACGCTTGGATGTTGGTCCCGCAAATTGAATAACTGTTTTAGGTGACGACTCTTGGTAATCAACTTCTAAAAATGTTCCAAATAAATTATTCGCAACTGTATGTGATGGAGTAATTTTACTTCTTGTTGTTAATCCATTACCATAAAAGTTAACATACGCGGGTAGTGTTCTCATATCGAAACCACTTCCCTGTATTAACATTGAGATTGCACTATATAAACTTGCCTTATCGTTTTTAGGGTCAATTATTGAAACAAACCTTTCTAAATTTAAATAAGCTTTATCTCCAATATCTTTATTCGCTTTATCTAAAAATAAAAATTCCTCCATTAACAACCTTTGTCCAATTGAATTACCGGAGGACCATTTATCGTTAAATGATTTAAAGAAATTATATATTTCTACTTTTAGGTTTCTATTGTTATATCCATCAACAAAATCAATCGCGTGGACGTGGTCTTTATTTTTTATACTTCCCAACTTACCAATCAATAAGGTGATGAATAGTTGATATCTTGAATTTGCTCCTGGTGTTGCTGGAATAGCAAATGGAGGTACTATAGATAAGAATGTTAAAGGTAAACCATTTAATATAGTAGTACTTATATAATCTTGAAATATCTTTTTAACATCGGAACCTCCTGATTGTCTATATCCTGCATAAATCAATATTAACGGTCTAAACTTAAGAACGTTCTCTTCGGATAGTTCAATATTATTTTTTACAAAAAAATCTAAATAATATCCACCAATATCTTCACCAACATAAAGTTCAATGTATTTTAAATTTCCAGATTGTGATGAACTATACTTGTCATATTTTAAAGAGTTACCCGAAATACCTACAAACCCTTCAATTATATAAGGGTCAAGTTCTTTTGGGTTTCCTAATTTAATTTCTAATAAGTTACTATAATCTATAATTTCATCTGTTAACTTAATTTTGTTTTCAGATTGTCTATCTTTTATGAGACTTACAAGTTCTTCAAATGTTTTACCTTCATCAGATGTTTCTTTCTTAACCGAAAGAAGTCCTTTTAGTAAATCTTGAAAATTATCGTATTTTACTTTGGAGAATTTCTTATAAGGGGTCTCCTCATTTAATTTTTCAGTTGCGAACTGTAAAAATATATCTTCAAACTGGTCTAATATTGCCGGACTAAATGTTGCAATTAAATCAATAACTTTTTTTGTGTTACCTTCAGCGGTATAATCTCCATTTGTGTTTGTATTATATTCATTGTATTTAAAAAATGTGCTTCCACTATAATCTCCGTTGATGTAGTTATCTTCCCACATCGTA